GCAATTCCTGTTAAAGATTTTCCAGTTTTTAAATCAACTCTTAAGAAAAACGATTTCTTTATAGGTGAAGAAATTGTTTCTAATTCATCAGTAGGAAAAGTTAATACTTGGGATCCTCAAAATGAGATAATGAAGGTAGAGACTTCTGATGTATTTGAAATTAATTCATTAATTACAGGATCTACTTCAGGATCAGTAGGTTTGATATCAATCAAATATGAATTTGATACTGAGTATACTGTAGATTCTTTATCTTTAGTCAAGAAGGATTGGAGTAAAGAAACAGGATTCTTGAATAATTCTACACAAAGAATTCAAAATAGTGATTACTACCAAAAGTTCTCATATTCAATTAGATCATCCATACCATATGAAACATGGAAAGATCCAGTGGAATCATTAAATCATATATCTGGATTTAAGAAATTTAGTGACCTGTCATTAGAGACGTTTGACACTAATTACTCTGGAATTTCAACATCTCAAGATGATGGTGCCTTCACTTCTTTAGCATTTTTAGATAGAGTAATTGATGTTGATTGCTACAATGATTTTGATCTTGCTTCAGAAAATACCGTAGTAATTAATAACAATACATTATCTAAAGAAATAGTTCTGAATTCAACAGATCTTCAAGATTATTCAGAGTCTGTTGGTAATAGAGTATTGAGAATTGATGATATTGTCGATGAATTTAGTAGTATACCTAATGATGATAATTTTTCCGTCATTGATACATTTAATCTTACATCTTTCTCTAGAAAATTTATTCTGTATATACAAGATATCACTTTTACAGATGAAAGAGAAATATTAGTAGTAACATTAGTTAATGATGGAGAAAACTTTTATTTTATAAATCAGTACGGAAAAACTTATTCTATAGAAGATCTTGGTTATTTTGATACCTTGAGTTTTGGATCAGAAACACAATTACTTTTCTATCCTAATAAATTCTTATCAAATAATTATTCAATCTCATACACTAAGTATGAGATTTCTCAAGATGCTCCTTCTACTCCAGAAACTTTAGGAACAATTGCAACTATTTCTGCACAAAAAGAAGCAGTTCCTGCAGATACTACAGAAACAATTTTAAGTTTACCGGATACTGATAGATCAGTAAAGGTATTGTTTGAACATTCTGGTTCTAATGGATTTTATCAATATGATGAATTGAATATTGTCCACGATGGAACCAATGCATATTTCTCTAATTATGGACAATTAAATAATTTCAATAATTTAGAATATACAAGTGGATTAGGAACGTATTTCCCTAGAATTTCTGGTTCTAATTTGATTGTTGAATTTATTCCTTCTATAACTGGAGTTGCAGTAACTTCATCCTCTCTGATAGTATCTCTTAATGATAATGGAGTTACAGGAGGAGAAGTAGATTTACTTAATGCTAGATTACAAACCGAATATAGATCTATAGCATCTTCACCTACACCAACAGGATCTGTGGTAGCATCGTACTCTAAGGAAGATTTTACTTCTTCATATTACATAGTATCTTTAGAAGATACTGTTAATGGAGATTACGAAATGGGAGAAATTTTAGTGTTAAATACTTCTAATGATACATTTATAACACAATATGGATTCGTGCAAACAAATGTTGGTTTGGGGACATTTGGGGTAAGTGATGCATCTGGATCTTTAATAGAATTGACATTCACACCAAATCCAAATATTGGAGTTGAAGTTAGATTATATGAAAATACATTAAGGTTAAATCCTGAAGGAACGAATCAAACAATAACGATCTAAACTACCATGGGCGCATTAATCGACAGCGGATTTGGACAATATAGCGGAACAGCTGAAGACACACCACAAAGTTTTGAACTTTTCAAAAATAATATTCCTATCTTCGAGCAAGAATTTAACTCGCAAGATGCTGCTGTTGTTTCTTTAGGTAGTAGTACTATATCATTTAATCAGCATTATTTTGTGACTGGTGAAGAATTGACTTACAATGTTGGTTTAGGTACTAATGTAGAACCCATCGGAATTACGACCACGGTAATATCTGGAGTATCTACAGACAAATTACCACAAAGTGTTTTTGTAATTAAAGTTGATGAAAGGAGCATTAAACTTGCCGCAACAGCTCAAGATGCATTGCAATCTCAACCAAAACTTTTAGAATTTACATCTTTGGGTATAGGAACAGAGCAATATTTTACAGCAAAAAATCAACTTTCTAAATCTCTGATAACCATTGATAATGTTATACAATCTCCTGTAACATCTACAAATACCAAATCAACACTTTCTGTGGATGCATCACTATTATCATCTACAATTTTTGTTGATAATGAAAAATTATTTGCAATTGGTGACTTGCTTGAAATTGATGGTGAGATATTAGAAGTTAGATCTATAGGTATAGGATCTACGAATTCGATTAGAGTATCTAGACAGTTCTTAGGCACCAAAGCAAAAACTCATCCATTAGGGTCTGAGGTAGTAAAATATACAGGAAACTATAATATTGTAAGAAATTCTATATTTTTTGCTTCTAATCCTTATGGAGGAATTCCAGACGAAGATCTTGATGATCCAAACGAAACTGATAGAGAAGGATTAAAAACCTCTTCTACTTTTAGTGGAAGAATATTTTTAAGAAGTGGTGTTACAAATTCATCAAAAGAAACATATTCTAGTAATTTTGTTTTTGATGATATCAGTGAAAATTTAACTGGTCTTGGAACTGGTTATACTCTTAAAGTTGACGGTACTGATGTTACTGGAATAGATGAAAATAATGGTGTCGTTTTAGTTCGCGATATATTTCAGACTCCAAGAAATTATGGCGGTATATTCAATGTAGAAGATTGCTTTTTTGAAGATGATACTACAAAGACAGAATTATATTTTACAGGGTCTACTATTACAGATTCCGATGATCCAAATATTTCTAGCGTTCCTTTGGGTGGAGTTATATCTTCAGTTGGATCAACAGAGGGTTCTGGATATCAACCATTAGTTTCTGCTGGAGGAACTGCTATAGTATCTGTAACAGGAACTATTCAATCTATCAGCATAGGAAATAGTGGATCTGGATATAGAACTGGAATACAGACTTTTGTGAATGTTGGAGTAAGAACTGCAGATCTAGATGGAGCAGAATTAGAGATTATAGGTAATGCATCTATATCGAATGGAAATATCGTAAATGTAACTATTACTAATCCTGGATCTGGATATACTTCTACAAATCCGCCAATAGTAGTTTTTGATTCTCCAGTGGGATACACAAATGTTCCATTGATTTATAGCTCAACTTCTTCTGGAATAGGAACTGGAGCAAAAATTAATATTGCCGTAGGTCAGTCTGGTGAAGTAATTGATTTTGATATTATCGAAAGTGGATTTGCTTATGAAAAAGGAGATGTTCTTACTGTAGGAGTTGGAGGTACTGTAGGGATACCAACTAATTCATCTCTTCCTTTTGAAGAATTTCAGATTTTAGTTGATGGTACATATAATGATGATGTATCTGTTTGGTCTTTTGGTGAAATAGAAGTTTTAGATTCATTTGACGAATTCATTACTGGAACAGAGAAAAAATTTCCTATCAGAAAAAACAATATTTTAAGAACGATTAAATCAAGCACTGGATCTTTAATTGATGTAGAAGATGTCATTTTAGTCTTTGTCAATAATATTCTCCAAGTCCCAGGTGATTCATATGAATTTAATGGTGGAAGTTTCATAACATTTAAGGAGCCACTGAAAGTAGGTGATAAAACACGAATGTTCTTCTATAGAGGAACTCCTGGTATTGATGTTTTGGATGTTGATATATTAGAGTCAGTTAAACCTGGAGATTTAGTTAGATTATCTTCTAATGATTTAAGTCTCGATCAAAATAAGAGACAGGTATTAGAAATTCTTTCTACTGATACAATAGAAACTAATACTTACACTAATCCAGGATTGAGTACTAATAGCACTTTACTAAGACCATTTGAATATTGCAGAACTAAAGAAGATAAGATTATTAATGGAAAAGCAGTATCTAAAGATAGAATTTTATACGAACCCTTAATTTTTCCAACTACGAACATAATTCAACCTATTGGTATTGGAACAACGGGTGAATTTTTTGTTGATAATGTTAAAGCATTTTTTGATAGTGAGAAAGAATTAACTACTTTACCTCAGAGAGGAAAGGTTGAAATAATTTCTCAAAACGAAACTAAAGTAGAAGTCATTGACGAGATGATTTATGATGGTGATTTTGGTTATATTTCAGGAATAACCACAACTACTGTTGGTGTATCTACAGATGCTCTTATTTTATCTCTTTCGATACCAGGAGATTCAGTTCTTCAAGATGAATCTATTGTAAATCCGATTATAGAAAATAGTAGTTTATATCCTGGTGCATTTTTTACAGTAAGGAATTCAAATGTAGGAACTGGAATTACATCTCTTTATAATGATGGATCGGTTCTTTCTAATGGATCTTCTTACATTGATAATGTGTATCAAGTTTATGATACTAGTCTTATACCAAATACTATTACATCATCTGCGGTTATTTTTGGATCAATTATATATGATAGTCCAGCTATTATCGAAAGTGGAGTTACTATTTTAGTGGAAAGTGGCGCTACAGTTACAGTATCAGACTTTATATCTTTAAAGGTAACTACATTAGTTACAGATTTACAAAATATACAGAACGAACTCTTATTTACTACTTCTAGTTACTTTGGGGATTATAGTTGGGGTAAAGTATCGACTTCTAATAGAATTAATCCAAAATCGTTTGAAACATATCATGAAAATAGTATTTCCGGAATAAATACATCTCCTATTCTAAGAAGGGCGAATTCATTGAAGTTTAAAAATTATGCTGTTTAATTTGCTCTATAAATAGATAAAAAACTATAATAAAATGTCTGCAATTATAACTGATCAATTCAGAATATTAACTGCATCTAATTTTGTAGATCTTATTACTGATTCTTCTTCATCATTCTATTCTTTTGTTGGATTATCTAATGCAACTGATTATCTAAGTACTTGGGATCAAAATCCTCCAGCACCAAAAGATAACTTCGACGAAGAGAATGATTATTGGGATACAATGATCGCATTGAAGAAAATTACTAATGATGATGTTAGACAGGTAATCAAAAAAGTTACTTGGACATCAGGAACAACATATGATATGTATCGTCATGATATAAGTAGAGATAAGTTATCGAAACCATCTAATGCTACTAGATTATACTCTTCTAATTTTTATGTCGTAAATAAAGACTTTAAGGTTTATATTTGTCTCAATAATGGTGTAGATCCAGAAAATCCTGATGGAAGACCTTCTTTGGATGAACCAACGTTTGAAGATTTAGAACCAGGATCTGCTGGAACTAGTGGTGATGGTTATATTTGGAAATATCTTTATACTATCAGTCCGTCTGAAATAATTAAGTTTGATAGCATTAACTACATTCCTGTGCCTAGAGATTGGAAAACTACAACAGATTCTGGAATTGCTTTAGTTAGGGAAAATGCTTCTTCTAGTGGTCAAATAAAAACGATAACAATAACAAATAGAGGTGTTGGTATCGGAACAGCGGGAGAAGTTTATTCGGATATTCCTTTGAAAGGAGATGGTTCCGATGGAACTGCTACTGTAATTATTGGTAATGATGCTACTGTAGAAACTGTTTTAGTTTCTAATGGAGGTTCTGGGTATACTCATGCTAGATTAGACTTAGATGCTGCAGGTTTTCCTTCGGGAACCGAAAAACCAACTTTTGACGTAATCATTCCTCCTCAAGGTGGTCATGGAGCGGATATTTACAGAGAGTTAGGTGCTAGTAATGTTTTAATTTATTCACGTATTGAAAATGACATTGAAAATCCAGACTTTATTACTGGAAATCAAATTGCAAGGATAGGACTGGTTGAAGATCCTCTTAGTTATAATTCTTCTGATAAATTGTCTTTAGATAAAGCAAGTGCTGTTGGGGCATTGAAAATTACTGGTGCTGGATATAGTTCTGCCACTTTTGTCCCAGATTCTGTCATCACCCAAACTATCGGAACTGGAGTTACAGCGTTTGGTAGAGTTGTATCTTATACGAAAGAAACTGGTATTTTAAAGTATTGGCAAGATAGAAGTATTGTTGGTTTTAATAGTGATAAATCACAAAAAGATAATACATTGTATGGATATGAAATTGTTAATTTCACAAGTACAGTTTCTTCGGGTGGAAATTTAACTATAAGTGGTGGAAATGCTAATTACAGCATAGATTCGGCATTTACTGGTATAACTACTACTATAAATAGTAGGACATATAATTTAGGTCAACAATTTGTAAACGGTGTCTCGAATCCAGAAGTTCAAAAGTATTCTGGAAGTATATTTTATGTTGATAACAGACCTTCAATTACGAGATCTCTGAATCAAAAAGAAGATATAAAAGTAATTTTGCAATTTTAAAGAATTATGCCCCAGGAAACAAATCTAAACGTATCTCCTTATTTTGATGATTTTGATCCATCAGATAATTACTATAAGGTACTGTTCAAACCGGGATACCCTGTTCAAGCAAGAGAATTAACAACTTCTCAAACGATTTTACAAAATCAAGTAGAGCAGTTTGGTAATCATATCTTTAAAGAAGGATCTGTTGTAATTCCAGGTCAATTAAATTACAACAACCAGTTTTATTCGGTAAAGGTCGAAAGTGAGTTTTCAGGAATTCCTGTAAATTTTTACTTAGATCAATTAATTGGAAAAACCATTAAAAGTGAAAATAGCAAAATAAGAGCAAAAATTGTTCATGCTATCAAAGAGAATGTATCTGATAATGAAAATATAACATTATTTGTAAGTTATCTTGGTTCTGGACCAAATCAAGAATCTGAATTTTTTGATGGCGAGTCTCTAATTGTAGAGCAAACAATTACTTCGGGCACAGTAGTAATTCGTGCCGGTCAAGCATTTGCTAACACTGTTTCTGTTGATTCTACATCAGTAGGTTCTGCTGTAATTCTCTCGGAAGGTGTATATTTTATAAGAGGTGCTTTTGTAAACGTAGATGATCAAATTTTAGTTCTTGATCCATATAACAATACTCCTACAGTTCAGATTGGTTTTACTGTCGCTGAAGATATTGTAACATCAGACGATGATCAAAGTTTAACTGATAATGCACAAGGATTTTCTAATTTTTCTGCTCCAGGAGCAGATAGATTAAGAATAAGAGCAATTTTAGATAAAAAACCGTTAAACTCTACCGATAATGAAAGTTTTATTAACTTACTTGAGATTAGAGAAGGAAATATAATCTCCACTAAGAATAAGCCAAAGTATGGAGAAATTCAAGAGGAAATTGCCAGAAGAACATCTGAAGAATCTGGAGATTATTATGTAAGACCATTCTCAGTAACTACGAAAGAAAGTTTAAATAATGATACTGGAAATGGTGGTATATTCAGAACTGGACAATTAACATATGGAGGTAATACACCTTCCGAAGATCTTGGTATATACAAAATCTCTGCTGGTAAAGCATATATTAAAGGAAGGGAAGTAGAAATCCCTAGAACTGTTCTTTTAGATTTTCCAAAACCAAGAACAACAAAAACTGTAAAAAACCAAAGAGTTGAGTATTCCACTGGACCAACATTTACTCTTAATCGAGTTTATGGATCTCCATCTTTGGATATTTCATCTCCTTTCATAGTTAGTTTAAGAGATTCTAGAGTAGGAACAGATCAAACTGTAGGTGCTGGTAAGGAAATCGGAGTTGCAAGAGTTTATGACTTTGCATTAGAGTCAGGAAGCTATAACACAACAAACTTAGACCTTAATCAGTGGGACCTTGCATTATTTGATATTCAAACATACACTGATATTCAACTTAATGAACCAGTAACATTATCTACCCCTGTTAAGATTAAAGGTCAATCTAGCGGTG